GGGACACCGAGGAAGCTGTACGTCTGCAGCATGGCTTGCCGCATGGTATGCTGGTTGTGCCTCCTGTGCTGCGATTTGCTGTTGGTTTACATCTTCCTGGGCGGTTTGCTAAGGGCTGCCCAACCCACGGTGCATGGACCGTGGGAGTCCAATGTTCACTCAAGCTGGCTGGAGCTGCCAGAGGGGGAGGTCTGCCCCCGCGACTTCGACGTGCCATCCGTCGGGCCATGGATTGTCAGGTATGTAGAACTGGTAGCCATCGCTTTGACTGGAATGTGTGCACTTGTCGTAATCGTCGCTGTGTACCGGTGCTATATGCGGTTTGACCCACAAGCCGAGCTGTGGGCCGCCCGACAAGGGCAGGCTCGCAATGCTTTCGTGCTATCTGGTGCCACCGCTGTACCGCGTCGCGTTCAAAGTGTCCATAATTTCGCCACCTCAAGGGTAACATTAGAGTTGGCCGAAGGCATTAAACTGCGCCTCGGCGTCATGCCCGAGACCAATGCCAATCGGTTGGCCGCTTATGCTGAGGGGCGGGAAATACTGCGTCGAATGACTGCAGATAAGAAACCATGGGATGGAATGCGGACGGCTCATCAACGAGCTCATCTGGAACACGCTGTGCAATTGGCGTTTGTTCCTGATGAGGCTGAAATCAATGCCGCCCGCATCTCCCGCACGCGACACAATAGGCAACAGAAGGCACGGTACAATGGCAGCTCCACTTGGCTGCCCGCCTCTTTTTTCTAAGGTCGCCGTCCTACGTTCGCGCCGTTAAGACCCGCCCCCCCACCAAGGTGTTACATGCCCTGGAGGAGTGGGTGGAGGGTATCCCGGGTGCGAAGTTCAGGCTCGTACGGACGCGGCGGAGACGGGAACCGGTTCGGAGGGCGTTCCAGTTCATGGGCACGGTGGTTAGCCAAGACTACCGTGTTCACAGTGGGGACGTCCAGACGCTCAGCAGGGGGCTGCTTGAGCGTGTGCTGTTTAACAGGTTGTGGTCGGTTGGGGAGGAGTATGGCTTCCCTCCCGAGCCGGACAGTGGTCTGGTTGAAAGGCTGCTCGCTGGGGTTGCCAAGCGTCTAGATTCGCTTGCCTTTGGTCTCACGCCCATGTCTCGAGAAAAGTTCATCGAGACGCGGTTGCGTCGGAAGAGGGCGGTGTATGAAAGGGCGTTGGTCAACCTACAGCGGCGTGGCCTCCAGCCGCGGGACGCGGTCGTGGCATCCTTCGTCAAAGCGGAGAAAATAAACTTTACGAAGAAAGTCGACCCCGTGCCAAGGATCATCCAACCAAGGCGGCCTGAGTACAACATCGAACTGGGAGTGTACATAGCCCCCCTGGAGAAAGTCATGTATAGAAGCCTCGCTAAGATGGTCGGGTATCCGGTGGTGATGAAGGGGTTCAATGCCTTGCAACAGGGGGCCCTCTTCGCCGCCGACTGGGCTGCAATCAGCAACCCGGTCGCTGTAGGACTCGATGTCCGACGCCTCGACCAACATACGAGTGCAACCATCCTACAATGGGAGCACGCGAGGTATGACGCTTATTACCACTCCAGACGGCTGCGGTGGCTCTTGAAAATGCAGCTCACAACTGAGGGAATGGCCACGTGTTATGACGGGTATATCAAGTATCGGGTTGGGGGTGTGCGTTGCTCTGGTGATATGAATACCGGTTTGGGCAATTGTGTTAATGTTTCATCCATTGTCCTAGCCTGGTCGGAGCATTATGACGTCACCCTGCGCCTGAAAAATAATGGTGATGACTGTGTGGTGATACTCAGCCAGTGCGATTTGGTGCAATTCATTAGCACCATACAAGGCTGGTTTGAGAATTTTGCCATGAAAATCACCGTTGAACAGCCGGCTTATCGGCTGGAACACGTGGAATTTTGCCAAACACGCCCGGTGTATAATGGCCGGGTGTGGACCATGGTTAGAGACCCTCGGGTTTGCATGGACAAGGACATGTGCAGCCTCAAACCAATACGCAACGAGCGCGACTGGAACACCCTACGAAATACTGTAGGGTTAAGCGGGCTTGCTTTAGCAGGACATATGCCCGTGTTCAATGAGTTTTATGCCGCGCTGCGCCGGAACGCCGGGGAGAGGATAGATAAGGACGAGGTAGAGTCCGGGTTTAAGATGTTGGCCAAAGGGATGAACATGAGTCGGGTCCCCGTCACTGACACAGCTCGTGTGAGTTTCTTCATGGCCTTCGACATCAGCCCAATGGAACAACTAGCTATTGAGGAGCACCTGTCCAAGTTGATGCCTGTATGGGAAGACCCTGTGTTGCGTACTGGCAGGATGCCAGAGGGGGTGCTGGCTTCCCTGACGGGGTCCTGTAGTTAACCACCCAAAACGGTGCCTTCCGGGGCTTAATAATTCCGTGCCAAGTGTAAACGTAGTGCCGAGAGACTGCACGGGTGGCCATCGGTCTGCAGGATGTACAGTCCCCATGGGGATGGGGATCCCGTGTAACCTACAAACAGTAACTACAACAACAACTTTCCAATGGCAGCACGCGGCAAGGGCCGCGGGCGGAAGAACAACAATGGAGGTGGTCGCGCTTTCAGTCGCCCTGGGCGGAATTTTTCGTCCTCGGTACAGATGGCGCCAGCCGCCTACTCAAAACTACTCAACCGCGGCCAGCCACGCCTTACTTCCATTCCTAATGGTCTTAGGGTTGTCCATGCTGAGCGCCTCGTCGCTGATCTTAAAGCCGGCGACTCCCACTACTCGTATCGTGTGTCACCCAAGTCCTTTGACTGGATTGGTGGTCTTTCTGATCATTTCCAGCAATTCAGGGTTAAGAAATTTGACTTCTACTTTGTACCAAAGGTTGGCACGTCCATTAACGCCACAGTCACCATGGCGCCGTATTACGAGGCTGCGAATCCGTACCCACAGAGGTCTTCCAACTCAGTCCTGGTGGAGATTGCATCTTTGCCGGGCGTGACTTCTTTCGCAGCGTGGTCTGAGGGCAAAGCAGCGTGGCTAGCTCGCAATGCTGTCCGTTCCACTTTTCGACTCCTCGGCATCACCGGCCCCAAGAGTGCCGGTGGTAATGTTGGGGATGATGAGAGTAAGCAGCCTGGGTACGCTCTAGTACATGTCTCAGCGGACGGTAGTAGCACCAAAGTCGGAGACCTTTGGGTGGAGTATGAATTCGAGTTGCTCGGCCCTGTCAAGTCGCTCGGCTTTGGCCTTGCGCTGTACAGTGCCAGCACCGATGATACCGACTTGGCCTTGCAGTCCGCTTGGGCTGCTGGCAATGTCGATGACTTCACCCTCTCTGGCAACACCATCACCTTTTATCGGCCTGGTCCCTACACAGTGGCGATCGTCCAGACGGCGACTAGTCCCGTCCAAGATACAGACGGTCACCTTGTTTACGATCAGAATGATGATGATGTCACCTCCGACCGGATGGTCCCCACGTACGATGTTAGTGCTGCTGGCTATATTGCCACACCCAACACGAGCTCACTCATTTATGAGACCGCGTCTTCTACAGTCGCGATGCAGGCCTTTGGCCTCCGGGTTCAGTACGGGGACTACCTTGTGATTGATGCGCTCACGTCCGGATCGAGCCTGACTTCGACAAAGATTTCAGTGTCTTATGGTGCCCCCACTGCTTTTGTTAAAGTTTGAATAGGTAGAATTGTACAGACTACCCATCACCGCTACTGCGGGAAGACAAAATTACATAGGTTGGCCACCGTCTGGCCCGGCGTG